CCCCGGGGTCCATGAGCGCGAACATGCCGCCGGGCTTCAGCCCGAGGGTCGTCGCCACCGTGTTGAGGAACGGCACCGCCGCCGCGTTGCCGAGGATCGTCAGGTTCGTGGTGTTCGTCGGCTCGGAGTAGATCAGGATGGCCTTGACGCGCGCCGGGGTGAAGGCGTCGCCGAGGGCATCCTCGAGCGCAGCCGACAGGTCGATCGAGAGCGTGCCGGCGTCGGCGATCGTCTGCTCCTTCAGGCTGTAGATCTTGTCGGCCTGCTGGGCACCGGTGCCGGTCGCCAGCGCCTGGGTCCAGATCTGCTGGATGTGGGCGACGACCTCGGCGAGTCCGACCGTCTTGGCCAGGTCCGCGACCACGTTGAACTGGATACGAGTCGAGAGCGACATGCCGTCCTCCTATGCTCCGTGCGGAAGAGGGAACTCTTCCGCCGGCTGGTTCTTGATCCTCGCGAAGTTGATCTCGCTCGCGAGGTTCTTCAGCAGCGATTCCTGCGCCGCGGTCCCAAAGACGTCCAGCTTCTTCTCGAACACGTAGGGGATCGACGGTCCATACAGCTGGCGGATCGGCAGGTTCTTCGACCAGGCGCCGACCGACTTCCGGCTGCTGCCCCCGCGTCGGGTATCTCGCACGAAGACGCCCTCATGCCAGTTGCTTTCCGAGCCCGCGTTCGGGACTCGCGCGATGAAGGAGCCGGGATAGGACCGCTGGCTGCCCCTCACCCCGGCCGAGACGCTGGCCCCCCTGCCGCGGGAAGGCCGGCGGCCACGAGCCCCGAAGGCGATCAGCGGGATCCGGCTGCCCTTGATCGTGAGCGCGACCACGGGGCGCGTCCGGTTCGCCTTGTCGAGCACGATGGCCCGCTTCACGTACTTGGCAGCAAGCCCGGTGTCGGCCACGACGGCCTTGACGGTCGCTGCCTGTCCAGAAATGGCAGCGCGGTTCAGGGCGCGGGCCATGATCAGCGGGGCCTGCTGCCCCATGGTGAGCAGATCCTGGCGTAGCGATTCGATGTCCAGTGCGAAGCTGTGGAAGTCGCTCACGGGCGCCCCCACGCTTCCTCGAAGGTGAGGCTGTAGTCGACCTTGGCCCCGACGTACTCCGACGCCTCGAGGCGCTTCGCTGGGGTGACGGAGGCCCGCGAGAACCCGGGATTGGAGCAGTAGCCGTTCAGCGTCCGGTCCTCGAGCTCGGCCGCCCGCTTGATGTCCGCGACGACATCCTCCGCCACTAGGAAGGGGTCGGCACCGTCGGCTGGCGCCGCCTTGGCGAAGGCCTGGAGCGAGAGGCCGACCCGACTCACGATGACCTTGCTGAAGCCCAGGTGCTCCTCCGTGCTGGAGCCGACGACGATGGCGATAGCCGTCTCCGGATCGTCCGGGCCGAGCTTCGCGTTCTCGCCCAAGAGCACATTCTTCCCGGCGTCGGTCGAGAAGCCGTTCGCGATCGTGATCTGCTCAAGCCGCCGCTTCAGCTCGGTCAGCGCGCCGATCCGCTTGCTGTTCATGCCGGCACCACGAGCGCACGGGTATGGTCGTAGTGGATGCTGTCGATGCCGTCGACCTGCCAGGCCGTGGGGTCCTCGCCTGCCGACTCTGCGACGATGACGACGGTCCCACGCGGGACCTGCGGCACGGCCGTCCTGGACAGCGCGAGGACGCGCCGGAGCTCCATCCGGTGGAAGTCGTTACCGGCCGGAACCTCGACCGTGACGGGCGGAAGCCACAGGGCCTCCGTCGTCACCGGATCGAGGTCCGGCAGGGTCACGACAGCCGGAAGGGCGCCGAAGGCGTCCAGGGCTGCCCGGAACGTGGGCCGCAGGTCCATGCGCGAGCCAGTCGCCTAGGCGACCATCGCCGCCTTGACCACCGCGCGGGGGCGGAGGCACAGGGCGAGAGGGTTGCTCTGGGTGTGGAGCTTGACGTAGCGGTTGAACTCGTCATCCGCCGCGATCTTCGCGTACATCGGAAAGCCGACCGTGTTGACGGTCTCGATGAAGTCGGCCGGGGCGAAGTACGTCGCGAAGAGGTTGGTCCCCTCCGGGAAGACGAAGGCGTCGGCCGACGCCACGAAGGCGACGCCGCCCACGCTGCCGCGGTAGTTCTCCCAGGTCACGCCGCCGAACTGGAAGCCGGTGCGGAGGTCGTTGCGCAGCGACGCCGACTCCTGGTACTGGAGGGACGCCTGCACCTTCGACGACGCCAGCAGGTCGTCGAAGAAGGCGTCTCCGCACAGGGCGCGGTAGCCGGAGATCGGCTCTGCGCCGAGGTCGGCCTCGATCAGGCGCTGGATCTTGACGATGTCGCCGCGGGGGTCCGTTCCCTTGCTCACGTTCGCCGTCTGCTGGGCGACCGCGAACTCCGTGAACAGGTTGTAGATCGTGCTGCCGTCGGCGTCGAGGATGATGCCCTGGATGGCGCTCGCCCGCAGCCGCTCGAGCGTGACCTCGTGCATCGCGCGCAGGTCGGCGAGGCGCTCGTCCACGATCGACTGGACGCTGGCCTGCGCGTTTTCGCTGCCGAAGGCCCGGACGTTCTGGACCTCGTCGGCCATGATGTTCGATTCCTTGACCAGGTGCGGGACGAGGAAGGAGCGCGCGGTGCGCTTCTGCTCGCCGATCGCCGTGGCCGGAGCGCCGCGGGGGCTCGTCTGGATGAGCGAGAGACGGCCGTCCTTCTCCTCGATCGAGATCGTGGTGGTGGTGACGCCGCGGTCGCGGAAGAGGCCGAGGCCACCGATGCGGCCCGGCTTGTAGGGCGCCTTCAAGATCGAGGCGGTGAGCGTCTCGAGGGAGAAGGCGTCGCTTCGGAAGACGTCGAGATTCGGCATGTTCGTTGTTCTCCTTGTCAGCGCCTGCGGCTTCCCCGGCTACCTCGCGACGATCCCGAGCACGAGCATGTCCAGCTTCGCGCCCGACTTCTGGGCCGCGGTGATCGCGGTCGCCCACTGGAGCGCGGACTCGAGGACGACGGCGTTTCGCGCGATGGCGACCCCGGCGTTGTCGGCGAGGCTCGCGTCCACGTTGTCGTAGAGGACGCCCGCCACCTTGTGGCGACCGTCGTACGTGGTGGGATCCCAGGCGACCGCCTTCTTGACGAGCTCGTTGTAGACGAACACGTGGTAGACGTCGCCGACCGCGAAGTCGCCGTTCTCGGTAATGGTCAGGTTGAGGTGGCGCTGGTTGGCGAGGACGAGCGTCCCGCCGGCCCCGGCCACCACCGTGCCAACCGCGACGACGTCGCCGTCGGGGGCGATCACCTTGAAGGTGCCGCTGTTCGTGATCGCCGTGATGCACTCGACGGTGTACTCGCCGGGCAGCGCGTCCGGGCCGAGCGAGAGCGCGGAGATGACGCCGGTGCCGGAGCCGATCACCGCGGGAGCGCCCGTGGTCACGACCACGGTGAAGGTGTCGTTCACCACGAAGTCGCCGTTGTCGGTGAGGGAGAAGTTGATGTGGCGGCTCCGGTAGGTTGTGGTCCCGCCGCCGCCGGGCGTCATCGTCATGTCCGGGAGCAGCTTCCCGCTCGGGGTCGTGACGGTGAAGACGCCGCCGTTCGCGACGGCCGTCTTGCACTTGATGACGTAGGATCCCTTCTCGACCTCGGGTCCCGCGTAGAGCGCCGTCATCGTGCCGGTGCCGGTGCCGACGACCGCCGGGACATCCGCCTTGCCGACTCCAATGCCGACGCGGCCGATGACGGCCCCGGCCTTCAGGTTCTGGCCGGACAGGACCACCAGCTGGTCACGGCTCTGGTCGCCGTCGGCCTCCGAGAGGATGAACTCGCCCGCGTACTGCCCTTCGGTCAATGCGGTCATCTGCGTGCTCCTTCAGTTCTTTGCCGGCAACAGTCGGTTGCGCTCGGCGTACACCGCCACGACGTCGATCACGGGCTTGTTCTTCGTGCCGTGGTCGGGCTTCATCCCGCTGTCGATCTCGACCTTGTCGAGCTTCGCGGTGATCTTGGCGAGGTGGCCCTTGACCTGGTCGAGGGTCCACCCGCTCCCGACGAGCTCGGCGGCGAGATCCTCCTGTCCGGCGAGCTTGCAGGTCGCCCGGATGTCGGTCGCGCGGGTCTCGGCCGCGGCGCGCGTCGCCGTCTCGGCCGCGATGCGCGCCTGCGCATCCTCAGCCGTCGGCTTCTCGTCGAGCAGCGCCTGAGTAAAAGCCAGATCGAGACCAGCATCGGCCGCCAGGCGCACCACTTCGGCTGCGTTGAGACCGGCGGGGACAACCGGGGCCGGCGTGTCTTCGACCCTGAGCAGCGCCTTCACCCGGTCGGCGAACTTCGCGGGGATCTTCAGCTTCGCCGCGCCCTTCGGGTCGATCGAGGCCGCCGCCTTCGGGCCCGCTACGACCTCGTCGGCAAAGCCGTAGTCGACGGCCTCCTGGCCGCTCATCCACGTCTCGTCCGCCATAAGACCGGCGACGTCCTCGGCGGAGAGCGGCGTGTGCCACTGGTAGGTGGGGATGATGTTGGTGTCGCGGAACTTGTCGAGCAGGTCCGCCGTCTTCCGCATCTGCTTCGCGTTGCCGGCGGCGATCGTCCACGCGTCGTGGATCATGAGGATGCCGTTGTCGGCGATCCTCACCGGCGAGCCGGCCATCACGATCAGCGAGGCGGCACTCGCCGCCATGCCGTCCACGTAGGTCTCGACGACGCGACCCTTCGTCAGCCGCTGGTCGCGGAGCGCGTTCGCGATGTTGATGGCACCGAAGGGGTCGCCCCCGGGAGAGTTCACCCTCACGCGGATCGTCTTGACGCTGTCCGGCAGCTTCGCGAGCTCCTGGATGAAGGCCTTTGCCGTGACCGTGATGCTCTCGTCGAACATCTCGTTCATCATCTGGTCGTACCAGTCGCCGATCAGGTCGATGATGTAGAAATCCGCGACCGTCGGGTCCTCGGTCTGCAACTTCACCTGGAACCATTCGCGCATCGTCATGCTCCTGCCGGAGGCGGAGCCGGCGCCGCCGCGGTGGCGCCCGTGCCCGACTCGTAGTGAAGG